AACTTTATTAATGAATTTAATCAAATTTAACTACAATCTCTACCTTTTCTTTTTTGATGCTTTTTGTAGCAGATACTGACAATTCTTCACGCTTCTTTCGTGTTCTATTTTTATTGTCGAGTGCTTTGTTTTTTGATGTGCTGTTTCTATTATTCATATCCTTTTCGATATTCGCATAATTTTGTTCAATATAATCAACAACATTATTTTCAAGTGCCCATTTGAAAAAATTTAATTGACCTATAGTGGTTTGAATATGTGAATTTTCATTATAAGGAACAGTTATTCTATCCCATCTACAGAATGGATCAAAACGCCTTTTTGAATATGCTTTTAATTTGAGTTTATAATCATTATACACTTTAAATCTATTTTCAGTTCCCTGTAATTGATAGACAGTGTAATATTTTTTTGCATAATTTGTAGCAAACCAGTCTATAATTCGCAATGAAATTCTAGATTCTCCATTAATGATATTTAACATTTTATCCATGTTATCATTACCTTTATAAAATGCTAACAGATTATTTAATAAAAGTTCATTTTGTGTACTATAGATTTGAGTCATGAATTATATTTAATAATAATCATATTTTTAAATGCTTTTTTTAACACTATGTTTATTTATTGTCAAAATTTGAATTTTGTGGGGTTAAAAATCTCTCTTGGATTTGTAAGTCTTCTAAATAATTAGTTGTCATGAATGGATTTAAATTGGTTTGAACCATCATTTCTCGATCATTCATCTTTTCAAACTGATTTTCTCTCTTTGAATCCCTTCTTATAAAATCAGGTCCTTCTTGTAAAATAGTTTCCATTACATTATCTCCGATTGCAACATGCTTATCTTTTAATTTTGAGCGTTCATTATTTTCTGTATTTATGGATGGCGACCACTTTAAATATATGTAATCATTCATATAGATTTATACATTATTTTTAATACTGCTTTCTAACTATTTTAATACTTTTCCCTCTTTTAAATCGTTCACTATCCATATCCCCTCTTTTTATATTGCATTCTAGACACGATATCACTACATTATCATAATTATGTCCCTTTTTATTATTAATCCTATCTAATGTCCATTGTTTTTTTGAAAATATTGTTTTATAAACTAATTCACATAAATCATTACAATAAAAACATTTTAATTTGCTAATCATCAACATCTCTATTGTCTGCTCGAGAGAAATTAGATTATTTAAATCTATTATATTTTTTTTAAAGTCCTGATTTCTATATCCCATTATTTTCTTTCTAATTTCTCTCTTGAATGTATCCTCTTTGTCTTGTTCTTCTCCTAGATATAGTTTGTTGATTACTTCAATCTGTTTATTATACGTATAATATATATCACCTATGTCCATCTTAATAGAATCTTGTCGAACTGAGTTTTCAGTCTTATTTATTTTGTCAATGTTTCTCTTACCTGTTATATCAATCGACCTCATTGAAATGTAATACTATAATTATTTATTTATATTATTTTAAAATAGTATAAACTTTATTTAATATCATTATAAAAGAATGGGTGACACTGAATGTATAGAACTAAAGAATATTAAATATAAATCAATGTTATTGTCAGGGAATACGACAGATGATATAAAAGAGACTGTTGAAAATATGTCTAATCTAGATATATTTCTAAATGACGAGAAACAGACCGTTACAAATGAACCTTGGACTAAGTTGGATAAAACAACTAAATTACAAAAATTCAAAGAATATGTGGAACTATATCATAAAGATGAATCGTCAGAAGAGAAACATAGTTTATATATGGTATTGGCTACAAATTTAGACAGAAAGAAATTGTTAAAATCAAAGGATGTATTATACGATAAAGATACAGGTGTAATAACATCCATTCCTGTATTACAATTTAATCCAATTACCAAAAAATTTACACTTAAAAGATGTGAGAAAAGACAATCTACATTAAAATCATTAGCACCTAAAAAGAATAAAGCCAAGAAAAATGATAAAATTGATATAAACAAATAATACCATTATATTATACCATAAAATAGTAAAATGTTTATACATGAGTTACCTGACCTAAAAAATATTATTAACTTCTTTAATATATTTAAAACCTTTTCGTCCAGCGAAAAGGATGATTTAGAAATTACAATTGCTGAATTAATGGACAACTATATTGAAAATACACCATTGTCTTTCAGTTCTCCTCATTTCCATCAACAGATGGACGATTATATAACTACAAATATAATAGACACCATATCTAATATATATTCAGATAAAGAGACATTGGAATACGAAATTATGGAAATATATGAGAATATAAAAAAACAATATTTTACAAAGTATTACCCGTTTAGGTCATATCCAGATACTTTTATTAGAAAAAACCCAAATATTGATGTAATGACGGAGAAAATAAAATTTATTGAAAATAAACCCCAACCTGACCAGCGAACAAATGAATGGTATGAGTTCAGATATAATCTTATTACTGCGAGTTCCGCATGGAAGGTATTTAAATCACAATCGGCAATCAATCAATTAATTATTGAAAAGTGTAAACCACTAGATGTTTCAAAATACAGCGGAGTGAACACATCTACACCAATGCATCACGGAAATAAATATGAAGATGTTTCTATTATGCTATATGAATATATGTATAAAACAAAGGTAAAAGATTATGGTTGTATTCAACACGATAAACATAAATTTTTAGGAGCATCACCTGATGGAATAAATATAGATATTAAATCACCTCTTTATGGTCGAATGGTAGAAATAAAAAACCCAACTACACGAGAAATTACAGGTATTCCAAAGGAAGATTATTGGATTCAAATGCAACTTCAAATGGAAACATGTAATCTTAATGAATGTGATTTTCTAGAAACAGTATTCAAAGAATATGAGGATGAAGAATCATTTATTAATGACGGGTCATTTACATACAGCGAAAATAACGAATTAAAAGGAGTTATAGTGTATTTTATGAAAGATGGAAAACCGTTGTATGAATATATGCCATTATATTACAGTGAATCAGAATACAACAGTTGGATGGATACTATTATAGAAAAACATACAAACATTACTTGGATTAAAAATATATTTTGGAGACTAGAACAATATAGTTGTGTACTAGTATTGCGAAACAAATTCTGGTTTAGACATGCAATAGATAAAATTGCGGAAGTATGGGACATTATTGTAAAAGAACGACAAACTGGATTTGAACATAGAGCTCCTAAACGTTCTAATCGTTCAGTTCGTTCAAATTCTATAACTGAGACAACCAACAACGAGTGTTTAATAAATACAAATAAGCTTACGAATCAAATTATATACATAGATACAAAATTTGAATCAATCGATGTTAGTAGTAGCGGGGCAAATTAATTCATGAGAACCATAATAATTTACACGCTTAACAGGTGATGACATAGGAATTCCTTTTGGTGTCTGTGGAATATCTACTTTTTTGTTATCATAAATACTATTACAAAAATCAGCGGGAGAACATAAACCATTATTGGGTGAACTCCAATATCTTACATTATTCGTTTTTTGTTCATACGATAAGTCGAATATAGGATAATTGGGATAATTGTCAGCATATGTATTATTCGATACTCCTATAGTTTTTTTCAGAGGATAATCTTCATATAAAATAGGTACATTTGAATTAATAGGATACATTCCAGGAGAAAGAACACTAAATCCTTCAAGCATTGGCTTTATATATGGAATACTAATCAATGTAAATAATAATGCTAAAATTAAAAAGAGTATTTTTTCTTTAATCATTTCTATATATAAAAAACATTATATTTAGTTTTTTATTTATTTTAATTATAATATAATGATTTAAAATTATTCATATATTCAATATAATGACTTCAGAACATGAAATGCGTGTTATTAAGCGAAATGGACAGTACGAAAATATTGCTTTCGATAAAATTTTAAAGCGTGTTAAAAGCATTGGAAATGAATGCAAAATTAAATTAAACTACACGTCATTCGTTATGAAAGTAATCGACCAAATATATGATGGTATCCCTACGACTAAATTAGACGAACTTACAGCACAACATAGTGCTTCATTAAGTGTCCAACATCCAGATTATAACATTTTGGCAAGCAGAATTATTATTTCAAATCATCATAAAAATACAGATAGTTCCTTTTTTTCAGCTATGCATAAATTATACCATTTTAATGATATCCATGAAAAATCTAGCCCAATAATTACACGCGAAATGTACGAAACAATTCAAGCAAATAAAGAGACATTTGATGCAATGATTGTACATGAACGCGATTATTTAATAGACTACTTTGGTTTTAAAACACTTGAACGTGCATATCTAATGAAAGTCAATAATGTAATTGTAGAGCGACCACAATATCTATGGCTAAGAGTGGCTATAGCAATCCACGGTTCTAATATTGAAAAGGTTAAAACAACATACGATCTAATGTCTCAAAAATATTTTACACACGCTACACCTACATTATTTAATGCTGGAACAGTAAACCCTCAACTTAGTTCGTGTTATTTATTAGCATTGGAAGATGACAGTATTACAGGTATATATAATACACTAAGCGATTGTGCCCAAATATCTAAATATTCTGGTGGAATTGGATTACATATTCATAATATACGAGCATCAGGTAGTCATATTAGAGGTACAAATGGACAAACAGATGGACTTGTTCCAATGTTGCGTGTATATAACGCGACAGCACGATATGTAAATCAAGGCGGAAAACGAAATGGAAGTTTTGCTATTTATCTTGAACCTTGGCATGCTGATGTAGAAAAATTCCTTGAAATGAGAAAGAATCACGGCGACGAAGAAATGAAAGCAAGGGATTTATTTTATGCTTTATGGATTCCCGATTTATTTATGGAACGCGTAAAATCAAATGGCAAATGGACACTCATGTGCCCTGACGAATGCCCAGGTCTTTCAGATTGTTATGGGGATAAGTTCGTTGAACTATATACATCTTATGAATCACAAGGTCGTGGTAAAAAAACAATTAACGCACGAGAATTATGGTTTAAAATAATGGATAGCCAAATGGAGACAGGAACACCATATATCCTTTATAAAGATGCTGCTAATAAAAAATCAAATCAGAAAAATATTGGAACAATTAAATCATCTAACTTATGTACAGAAATTATCGAATACAGCGATGAAAAAGAAACAGCAGTATGTAATCTTGCTAGTATCGGACTTTCAAATTATGTAAACGATGACAAATCTTTTAATTATGAAAAATTACACGAGGTTACCCGTGTTGTAACTGACAATTTAAATAAGGTCATTGATATAAATTTTTATCCGACACCCAAGACTGAGCGAAGCAATATGAGACATAGACCTATTGGACTTGGTGTTCAAGGTTTGGCAGATGTATTTGCTTTAATGGATGTACCATTCCATTCAGAAGAAGCTAGAATAATCAACAAAAATATTTTTGAAACAATATATCACGCGTCTATAGAAATGTCGATGGAAATTGCTAGAAACAGACATATAGAAATACAACATGCTAAGAGTGAAGGACGATATTCATGTCAAGGTGTACTGTCTATATTAAATCATCACGAATATCATCTTGAAGAAAAAACATTCTCGGGTGCATATAGTACATTTGAAGGCTCTCCATTGTCTCAAGGTATTTTTCAATTTGATATGTGGAATGTAACACCATCATCCAGGTATGATTGGTCTACACTTAAAAAAAATGTTATGGAATATGGTGTTAGAAATTCTTTATTAGTTGCTCCCATGCCTACAGCAAGTACAGCTCAAATTCTTGGAAACAATGAATGTTTTGAGCCATTTACAAGTAATATTTATACACGCCGAACTATTGCGGGTGAATTTATTATTGTAAATAAATATTTAATACGCGAACTCATTAATATTAAAATGTGGAATGAGCAAATTAAAAATAATATTATTGCTAATAATGGAAGTATACAACAAATCGAAAATATCCCTCAACATATTAAAGATAAATATAAGATTGTATGGGAAATTCCAATGAAACATCTTATTGATATGGCAAAAGACCGTGGAGCATTTATTTGCCAAAGTCAAAGTTTAAATTTATGGATGGAAGAACCAAGTTATAAAGCACTTACATCTATGCATTTCTATTCATGGGAAGCTGGATTAAAAACAGGTATATATTATCTAAGAAGAAAGGCTAAACATCAAGCACAACAATTTACAATTGAACCAGATAAAAAAACAAGTAAAAATAGTGAAGATGAAGTATGTGAAATGTGTTCTGCTTAAATTAGTATGTATCTCTTAACATCAACCGAATAGGTCTATTAATTCTTGAAATATCCTTTTTTAGTTCCATCTTACAGAAACATCTCAAACAAATTAATATATCAATAAGGGCGTTATGTGTATTTTTAGGATTTTTTTTGAATAATTCATAATGTAATTCAGATAATTTAGGATATTTAAAGTATTTTTCACCCGTTCTACTGATAGCTTCAATTTTACACAGGTCGACACTGTTTTTCATTGTACAATATGTGTCATTAATATTCATATGTATTTTATTTCGAATGCCTTCTACCATTAACATTCGTTTATCAAATGAAACATTATGAGCAACCAACAAGTCGCATTTATCCGCATGTGAATTAAATTTTTTTAATGCTACAGAAATTGAAACACCATTTTTTAGCATTTCCCTGCTAATTTTATGGATTTTTTCACTCTCTGAGTCTATATTAACATTTAATGCAATGTTAATATAATCATCTACTAATTCAACTAAATCA